AAGGGACCATGGAAGCCCGGCCAGATCCCGACGATTCAGCGATGGCGTGCGGACACTCTCAGGTTCGGCACCCCCGAGAAACCAAAGGCCGGCGACACCCGCACGAGCAAGCTCAGAGAAGAGAAGCTCGACGCGGAAGTGAGAAAGCTCAGGGCGCAGGCGGACGAAGCCGAAACCGCCTTGGCTCGTGAACGCGGCAAGCTGATCCCCGTGGAAGAAGTGAAAGCCGAGTGGACAAAGATCGGCCAGCGCATCCGCAACGAACTGCAGAACCTGGCGAGTTCGATCGTGCCTGATGCCTTAACGCTCGGGATGCCCATGGGCGCGGCGGCCGAGTTTCAGATGAAGTGCGAAGCGAAGATCCTGGGCGTGCTGCGGGCGATGAGTGACGCGGGGCGCGCAGATGAAACCGAAGAGACTGATTGAAGTTCTGCAGCGTTAAAATTGCATCCAAGGCATTCTGGCGAACGGTCTACCCGCAAGAGCGGCTGACCCCTTCGGAGTGGGCAGAGAAGTATCGGGTGCTCAGTCCCGAGGAATCAGACGAGCCCGGTCCGTACTCATTCGACCGGACACCCTATTGGCGGGAAGTCTGCGACTGGTTCACAAAGAACGTCGAAGAGATCGTCTGCCTCAAGGGTGCGCAGGTTGGATGGTCGGACCTCAATCGGAACCTCATGGGGTTCTGTATCGACATCGACCCCGGCCCCGCGATGGTGCTGATGCCAGATCAGAAGTCGGCCGAGGACTTCCGAGTCGAGCGCATCGAACCGCTGATCAAGAACACCCCGGCGATCGGGCGGCACCTCAGCGACAAGCGACGCGACAACACGAAACACCGCATCCGGTTCGCGACCATGTCGCTGTTTATGGTCTGGGCAGGTTCCAAGACAGGAACCAAGTCCCGGCCGATCCGGTTCCTGTTCTGCGAAGAGCCCGACGAGTACCCGATGTTCTCGAGCACGGGTGGCGATCCGCTGGCCAAAGCGGAGAAGCGGCTGACGGTGGCGGCGAGCAAGGGCCGAGCCCGCAAGGTGATCGGTGGCACTCCCACCACTCGGCGCGGGAACATCTGGAAACGCTGGGAGATGTGCACCGCGAAGATGCACTTCTGGGTTCCCTGCCCACACTGCAACGGCTATCAGGAACTGCACTGGAAGGGCGTCAAGTGGCCCGACCTGAATGAGCCCGACCGAAAGAAGCGGGCGGAAAAGATCAAGACGGACTCGCTTGCGTACTACGAATGCGAGCACTGCAAAGAAGCGATCCGCGATCACCACAAACCGCCGATGTTGCGGCGCGGGATCTGGGCCTCAGAAGATCAGGCAGTGACGCGAGACGGGCGAGTTGTCGGCCCCGACGTCACAGCACGCCGAATCGGGTTCTTTCTCCCATCGACGTACAGCCCCTGGGTGACGTTCTCGCAGCTCGCAGAGGAATGGCTCAACGCTCAAGAGGACGTGCAGGCGCTGTGCGACTTCGTCAATCAGCGTCTCGCTCAGCCATTCGAAGAGCAGCGCGACAAGACGGAACCGAGCCTCTTCCATGAAAAGGCAAAGGGCGCCGGGCCTCCGATGATCGTCCCGAAGTGGGCGACGCTGCTCGTGGCCACCGCGGACACGCAAGGCAACAACGATCAGGACGGCTACTTCTGGTTCACGATCAGGGCATGGACGCACGGCTATCGCTCGCAGTTGGTCGATTACGGGATCGCGAACACAAAGGCCGAGCTCGTGCAGCGCACGGTAAACGCTCGCATCCCGTTCGAAGGTGGCGGCGAAGTCTCCCCGCAGATCCTGCTCGTGGACTCTGGCGGGCCGCGATGGTTTGAGATTTACCAACTCGCTCAGTCAGACGGCCGGATCAAACCGACGAAGGGTGCGGCCGGCCCGCAGATGTGGATGGCTCAGGAGCGGGTGCAGAAAACGCACGGCGTCGTGCTGTGGATGATCGACACCGAGCAATCAAAGGACACGCTGCACCGGCTTATTCACGATCCCGACCCGTCGAAGTGGCTCCCGCACAATCAGATTGACGATCAGTACGCGGATCAGATGGCCAGTGAGGCGAAGCTGTTCGACCCGCAGACCGGGCGCGAAGAGTGGAAGCCTCTGCCTGGACAGGAAAAGAACAACCACATCTGGGACGACGAACAGCAGCAAGTGGTTGCCGCGTGGCGTTTCGGCATGGGCATCCCGCCACCACCGGACAAGTCAGACGCTCCGGCCAATACCGACAGTTACAACCCCCTGACTTCCTTCAAAGGGAAGTGGTGATCTCATGGCAATCGACATCGACAGCCTTCAATCCTTCACCGCGGCCGAGCTGCTCAAGCTCTGCAATCACAACATCGCGATGATCAACGCGGGCGGGCAGGCGAAGGGCATCGGCGGCCGGAATCTGACGCAGGCGGATCTCGTCACGCTGTACGACGAACGCAGGCGGCTACAGGAAGAAGTTGCGGCGGAAGCGGCTGGGGCCAACGGCTCCGGCAATGTTCTAGTTCGCTTTGGTGAAACCTCGTGATTGAAAAGAACCTGGTCGACAAAGTCATTGAGTACATCGCGCCGGGCTATGCCGCGTCGCGCTACATGGCACGCGCCACGCTAGCGGTCGCTGACAAGTCGATGAGCTACGGCGGCGCGGTATCCAATCGCACGTCACCGAATTGGACGACGTCCACGAGTTACCGCGGCGGCTCATCGTCCGATCGGCGCAGCCTGTCGGTGATGTGCAACCGTGGCCGGCGAATCTACCGAGAGAACGTGATCGGGCGCTCGCTGCTCGTGACCGAGACTGACAACGTGATGTCAGACGGATTCAGCCTGCAGATGCGGACTGATGACGAGGCGTTCAACGATGAGGCAGAAAAGCGGTTTTACGAATGGCTCGACCGTGCCGATATCACCGGCAAGCTCTGCGGCTCGGACTTGTTCCGGACGTCCTGGCTCGAACCCCGCAAAGATGGTGACGGCGGGTTCATCCTCATCAAGCGCGGCGGTAAACCTTACCTGCAGTACATCTCTCGCGACCTGATCACCAACCCGTACACCGTCGCGACGGGACGCAACTTCTTCGACGGCGTCGAGTGTGACGATGCTGGAAAGCCGATCCGGTTTTGGATTCGCGACATCGACGAATGGGGAACGGACGTTATCACGCCGATCGCGGCGCGGGACTTTGTCTACATCGCACACCTTGACGAGCCAAACGCGGTGCGCGGGGCGACGGTCTATGGCCCGATCTTCAACGAACTCGACAACCTCGACGGCTACAAAGAAGCGGTGATCATCGCGGCCCGCATGGGTGCGATCTTCGGACTCATCGAAAAGCGCAAGAGCCCGTCGTCTGTAACCAGCGGACTCCCCAACCTCACGAACAGCCAAGGCGAATCACAAAAGGCGATCACCTACGAAAACGGGATGATGAAAGTCATCGGCCCCGAGGATGCAGTAATGCAGGTGCAGGCGTCGCAGCCGATGCAGCAAACGCCCGAGTTCATCCGAGCCATGATGCGGATCATCGGCCTGGCCTTCGATATGCCGCTCGAAATCGCGGTGAAGGATCTCAGCCAAGTCAACTTCTCAGGCGCTCGCGTCGGCCTCATCGGGTTCTATCGCTCGTGCCGCGTCAAACAGGACAAGATCAAATCGGTCTGCTGGAACCGCATCGTCCGGTGGTGGCTCTCGGTTGAGAAGCAACGGCAGGATCTGGGATTCGAGGACGCCTTCGTCAACAAGTTCCCCGATCGATATTGGGACTTCCTGCTCAACGGCCGCGAGTGGGCTTACAACTCTCCGACCGAAGAGGCGAGCGCTGCACTGCTCGAGATCAGCATGGGCATCAAGTCGCCTCAGATGGCGTGCGAAGAGCGCGGCCGCGACTGGCTGGAAACCCAACGGCAGATCAAGGCGGCCCGCGATTCGAACGCGGAATTGAAGATCCCGAATGTGCTGTCGAGTTCGACCCGAGACGAAGCGACACCGGCCCCGGCCGCGTCGCCAGATGGCGGAACCGCGCCGGCCCTGAATCCGCTCGACGCCTTCAAGGCGAAGGCGGACTCGTACGGCGTGGCGGTTCGTGCAGGTGTCATCACTCCTCAGACCGAAGATGAGAACGCTTTCCGCTCGGAGATCGGATTGCCACCGATGAGCGACAACGCGGCGGCATCATGGCAGGCTGATAAGGGCGTTCGGCGTCCGATCACCATCACGCCACCGGCAGGCACTGCGGCCCCCGCGCCATCCCCGATCGATCCGAACGCAACCGAACCACTCCCATGAGCGAATCAAAACCACACATCGACCTCTCAGGCCTCTGGCTTCTGTCGGAAGACCGCATCAAGGCGCTGGCCTCTCGCATCTCGCGAATGCCGCGCACCGACTCGGGCGGCTCCGGTGGATGCGGTGGCCCGGAATACAGCATCGCGGGCGGCGTCGCGGTGATTCCCGTCGTCGGCATCCTCACGAAATATCCGATGCCCGAAGAGTGGATGGACGAATACCTCGGCACCACTCCCGCGCAGTCGATCATGAATGAACTGGCCGAAGTGATGGCCGACCCAGAGGTGATGTCGGTTGTCCTGATGATCGACAGTCCGGGCGGCATGGTGGCCGGCACGAGCGAGCTTGTCGACGTGCTCAAGCAATACCGAGCCCGTCAACCGGACAAGCCCATTCACGCGATCGTGTCGGACCGCGCGGCGAGCGGCGGTTACTACATCGCGAGTCAGTGTCGATCGATCTCATGCAATCCACTCGGAGAAGTAGGCTGCATCGGCGTCTACTGCGTCCTGACAGACGACTCTGAGTTTTGGTCTGGGATGGGGATTAACTTCACGCTCGTTTCGTCCGGCGGCGTGAAGGGCCTGGGTGCAGATGGCAAGGTGACTCAGGAACTCATCGACGATCAGCGACGCGGTGTCATGGCGATATACGAACGGTTTATCGCAGACGTGTCGGCAGGACGCTCAATCAGCATTGAAGAAGCTCGAACGCTCGGAGACGGCCGAATGTGGATTGCCTCCGAAGCACTCAACATGCGCCTCATCGATTCTGTCGCCAGTGTTGGCGACGCGATGGCCGCGATTCAAATGGAGACATATCGAATGACTCTCGAATCATTCAACTCGTTCGCGGCAGAGCATCCCGAAGCTGTCGCGAGTTTCATCGAACAGGGCAAGAAAGCCGGAATGGCCGAAGGCATCCGCCAAGAACGCGATCGCGTCGAAGGCGTGCTGAAGGCTTACGGCCTGCCCGCAGACAACACCGCGCTCCTCTCCGTCACCAACGGTGATGATCCGGAACTCGCGAAGCGGATTGCCGAGGCGTCACGCAAGGCCCGTGCGTCTGCGGCAGAGGAGTCGGCGCAGGCGCTCGCCGCAAGCAAGGCCGAAAACGAACGGATCGCCAAGGAACTCGAAAAGGCGAAGTTCGAAGCCTCGGGCCAAGGCCCGGTAGGCGGCGGCAAGGGCACTTCGCAGGGCGCGAGCGGTTCGACCGCTGGGCTCGACCCGAAGACGCAAGCCGAACAGGAATGGGAAACCGACCCATCCGTCCGCGAAGGCTTCAGCTCGAAAGAGAATTACGTTTCGTACCGCAAGGCAGAGATCAAAGGCGCTCATCGCTCATTCGACGCGAAGTGAACCTCGATCGACTTTCCCCAACACTTAAAGGAATCAAGCAATGGCACTCTCAGCAGATACCCCCCGCGCTTATGGCTCGGGCGTTGAACCCGTTTTCGCGTCGCTCCCTCTCGTTTCCAACGTGACGGTTTATGAAGGCTCGGCAATCGGCGAGTCGACCACCACCGGCACCTACCGCGCACTCGTCGCGGGTGACACCTTCGTCGGGTTTGCCCATGAAGGCGCAGTCAACCCATCGGGCGGCGCGGTTCGCGTCAAGGTACGCCAGAAGGGCATCGCTCGCCTGACCGTCGCGACCGCATCGGCCGTGACGCAGAACGGCGAAACCGTCTACGCATCCGCTGACGGCACGTTCACCCTGGCCAGCACGAGCAACAGTTCGATTGGCAAGGTTGTCCAGTGGATCAGCGGCACGACCTGCGACGTGTACTTCGAAGGCGCGATCGTTCGTTCGATCTAAGTAACTCCCTCACAAACCGAGCAAGCCCGCGAATCCCGCTGATGCGTGACCGCTCTTGTTCGCTCACACATAAAGGAAACTCAAAATGGCACAGTTCTCTCTTTTTGATACTCGTGACGTGATCGGCTCTTTCCGACGCGCTTACGAACAGACCTACGACAACAGCTACGTGAACCAGTTGGCCATGGTGGTCAACACCGACAAGGAAACGGAAACCTATCGCTGGCTCGGTTCCGCCTACTCGCCTCGCGAGTGGCGCGGCCACCGTCTTGAGCGTCCGGTGAATCGTTACACCATGTCGATCACCAACAAGAAGTATGAAACCTCTTACCGCTTCGACCTGGACGACATGCGCCGGACGGTGAAGTCGGGCAATCAGATCCCGCTCGTCCTCGCGGACATGGCTGCGAAGGCTGCCGCGTTCCCCGAGACGTTGCTGACGAATCTGATCATCGACGGCGACACCACCACGAGCGGCCTCTGTTACGACGGCCAGCAGTTCTTCGACGTGGATCACAGCGAAGGCGACTCGGGCACCCAGAAGAATGACTTGACCGCTTCTGAAATCCCGTCCGCCGACGTGACGACCGCGACGAAGCCGACCGCGACCGAATGGGCCAACACCCTTTTGGAAACGATCAGCTATCAGTACGGCCTGCTCGACGACGCGGGCGATCCGATCAACGGCCAAGCGCGCAAGTACATGGTGATGGTCGGCACGGCCGCTCTCTACGGCGGACTCGTGCAGGCGATCAACCTCAACAACTTGGTTGGCGGCGCAACGAACCCGCTGCAGGGCTTGAGTGGTCTGCAGATCATCCCGGTTCTCAACCCGCGTCGATCGGCGGCAACGTCCGAGTTCGACATCTTCCGCCTGGACGGTCCGTCGCCGTTCATCCATCAGGTTGAAGTCGACCTGCAGACTCAGATGGTGGGCTCCGGCTCGCAGACTGAGTATGAGGAAGACGCGCACAAGTTCGGCATCAAGATGGTCCGGGCCATGGGCTATGGCTACTGGCAGTCGGCAGCCGAAGTCACTTTCTCCTAATCCACAAACCCGAGATGGCGCGCCGGGAAACCGGCGCGCTATCCGATTCTCAAAAGGAAACTCCAATGTCATTTGGACCGAAAAAGACAGAATCAAAGGACGTGGCAAAGCTGCGTGCCGAATACGAAGCGAAGGCCATTGCGGCCCGCGACACCAACGACCCCGCGAGCAAGGCGAAGGCGATCGACGACAAGCGAAAGCTTCACGTCAAGCTCGTGAACCAGATCGCGGGCGAGCGCAAGGAAGCGAAGGAAGCGCTTCAAAAGGTGCTCGTGCAGCAGGGCACGCTCAAGACCAAAGAACAGCATCAGCGCGAAGTCGAAGCGGCGAAGGCTCGCTCGGCTCAGGGTTGATGAAGTCTCACACTCTCCTCAACGATTCCAAGCTCGCAGCGCTCCGGCACGTCCTCGACGTGGCGCGGGACGTGAGCGGCGATCTTGCGGAGCTAGGCGTCTACCGTGGCGGCGTTGCGAAAGTGATGTCGCTGCATTCACCGCACAAGACCGTGCGGCTCTTCGATACCTTCGAAGGCATCCCGCAGCATGACGAAGCGGACGCATTCCACGAGCCCGGCGAGTTCGCGTGTTCTCTCGCGGACGTGCAGCGGCATCTCGCGGACTGTCACAACGTCGTCTTTCATCCTGGGCTCTTCCCGGCGACAGCGGACGGCGATGTGTTCTCTGTCGTGCATCTCGACGCGGACTTGTACCAGAGCACGCTGGACGGCCTGCGTTACTTCTGGCCCCGGCTCAGCACGGGCGGCGCGTTGGTGCTCGACGACTGGCACTGGCGATTCTGCGAGGGCGTGACGCGGGCGGTTGAAGAGTTCTTTGCAGGCGACAGCAGCCCGCGACGTGAAGTCAGGGCAGAGAATCAGTTGATCCTTTGGAAGCGATGAACGTCACAGCCATAGTTGCAGCCCGAGGCGGCAGCGTTCGCCTACCAGGCAAGGCGCTCCTCCCGTTCGCGGGAACCACCCTGATCGGGCACAAGATCGACACCCTCAAGGCGTGTCGGCTCGTGTCGCGGGTTGTCGTCGGCAGCGACGATGACTCGATCCTCGCGGAAGCGGCGGCACACGGTGCGGAAGCGATTCGGCGAGACGACTACCACTGCGACGAATCGCGATGCACTGCAAACGAAATGCTCGCGGACCTGGCAGAGAAAGTCGGCGGCGATGCGTCCGATGTCATCCTGTGGGCCCACCCGACAAACCCGCTCGTGTCGGCACGAACCTATGAAGAAGCAATCAAGGCATACCGCGACGCGCTCGCGGGCGGATACGACAGTCTGTGCAGCGTGCAGCTTGTGCAGCGTCATGCGTGGATTGATGGGAAGCCGTTCAACTATGACCCATGGGCGGCACGTCACGCACCGGCTCGAGACTTGAAGCCGATCGCGTTTCAGAACGGTGCGATCTTCATTCAGACGCGCGGGCAGATGTTGGCGAATCAATACTTCTTTGGCCGCAAGCCGCTCCTGTACGCGATGACCGAAATCGAATCGACGGACATCGACACGCGGGAAGATTACGAACTCGCTCTATGCAGACATGCATTCTCTGCCCTGGCCCCAGTCTCTCGCGGCTCGTGAATGTTCCGACGTGCGACGCATCAATTGCAGTCAACCGGGCGGCAACTCGTTTCGCCTGCGACTGGTGGGCGGTCCTCGACGCTCCGCTGATCTCCGCGATTGACGACATGGTTCAAGGCGAACCGCAACTCTTCACGCGGGCGGAAAACCGGCGAACCGGCGCAGTGACGTTTGAAGCCGTCTACCCGTTCCTGAACGCGGCCCGCAGTTACTTCACGCTCCCCGGTGCGATGGCCCTGGCCGCCCATCTCGGGGCGACGGTGATCGACATCTACGGATGCGATTGGGCGATCGGGCAAAGCGGAATCGGTGGCAGGGCGGGCGTTGACGCGGACCACTCCGCGACGCGATTCGAACGCGAGCAGCAGCACTTCGAACAAATGCGGGAATGGCTCGGCAGACAAGGGATCGAGGTAACACGACATGGGCTTGATGGATGACGTACACGCAATCACAGACGGCATGGCCTTTTCCAACCTCGACGGAATGGTCGGCATGGAACGGCTGACCTACTGCAAGCGCGGTGGCCCGCGGATTCGTCTCAACGCAAACGTCGAACGCAACGCGATGGCGATGGACAAGAACACCGGGGCACCGATGGCAGTGATCCGAGTCCACATCTCCCGCTGCGATCAGGACGGAGTCGACCAACTCACGAGCGTGGACAGCCCCGGCGACACGATCGAGATCGCCTCGACGGCAGGCGGCGAAGTTCAACAGCGGGCGATCAAAGACATCGAATCTCAGGACGCGGGCGGCTGGACCCTGCTGCTCTAAAGGACAAACACAATGGCTGCACCAACAGTAATTCAAGGCGACTTGCATGTGACCGGAACCGTCACGGGCGGATCTCTCACCCCGTCTGCGCTGACCGTCACAAACGCATCCGTGTCATCCACGGCCGCGATTGCAGCGACCAAGCTCGAGCATCAGTTCGCGTTGTCGTACACGCAGAACGGAACGGCGGCGAGCGCGACGATTCCACTACACATCGCATACGGCGCGGGAACGATCGTGAGCATCAAGGCCGCGTCGATCGCAGCCGCAGTCGGCGCGGCAACCGTGACAGTTGACTTGAAGAAGGGCGGCACCACCTGCCTCTCTGGTGTCATCACGCTCGACAATGCCAACACCGCGCGAACGTCCGAGGCGGGCTCGCTCAGTGTGACGACCTACTCCGCGGACAACTTCCTCGAACTCGTGATCGTGGCCACGGCGGGCGGCGGTACGCTTCCCACCGGGCTGATCGTGACTGTCATCCTTCGCGAGAACGCGGCCCCGTAATGCAAGTCAGCATCGGCATATCGCAGCAAGAAATGTCTGCTCTGCGGAAGGTGCTCAACCCTCAGCAGTATCGGCAGGCGATGTATCAGGCGACGAAGCGCAGTACGCGCAAGGCTCGCGTGATGACGGGCGATGTGGTGCGCGAACGTCTGCCGATCCGAAAGAAGTTCATCGACTCCCCGAGTTCGGACAAGGCAGCGATCAAATCCACGTTCGATAAGCAGACCCAGACGGGAAAGATTCAGACGAAGCAAATCGGCATCCCGCTTTCCGAGTTCCCTCACACCGATTCGAAGTCAGCGGGCGTATCGGTTCGGCTCGATTCGAAGAAACCCCCGCTCATGTTGCGGCACGCATTCACCGCGACCGTCAAGAGCAAGTCTCAGGCAGCGGCCGGCGGCGCAGGACACAAGGCGATTTTCACGCGCAAGCATATCGGCAACGCGGTAGCGAACTGGCTCTTCAAAAACTTCGGCCGCACCGATGTGGAGTTCCAACTATCTCAGGGGTTCGGACCCGGAACCACAAAGGGCGTTCGCTCGTCTCTGCGGTACGGGCAGTTGAAGCACTACAACGCGAAGGGCATTGCCTGGCGTCTGCCGATCGAAGAGCGCACCGGGCCGACTGTGTTTGATCTCGTCAAGCAGAACGAAGTCATCGACCCGCTTGTCCGCAACATCGGCAACATCTTTCGCGACGAACTCAGCAACCAGATCTCTCGCTTCACTGGCGGACGCATCAAGACGCTTTCCGCGCTCGTGTTCGAAGCGGGCGAAACGGATCAAGACTAAATGCCCATAACCGAAACCATCGGCGAGCAGATCGTGCAAGCGATCGTGACCGAACTGAAGACGATTCAGCGGCCGACGTACAACGTCAGCGTCGGCGTCGAGCGCGTTGAAGTGCACGGCAACCCAACCGTTGCGGACAATAAAGACGCACAGATCGAAGTCGTCTCCCGTGCTCCCACACGCGACTACGGATCGGGCTTCGCGGGGCGAGCGTTCTACAACATGCTCGTCGGCGTGTTCGTGACGTTGCGTGTCTCATCGCGTGACACCGTTCCGCCTGATGCGATCCAAGCTCGTGCACTGGCGGACATCACCAAGATTATCGAAGCAAACCGGCAGTGGGGCGGGCTGGCCGCAGACTCAATCCTCGCCTCTCCCAAGTTCGGATACGAGGAAGCAATCCCCGGCGCAGACCTGATCGTCGATGTGAACTACTTCTGCTCCGCGACCAACCCCTACTCACTGACCTAATCGGAGAAACCAATGGCTTACAAATGCAACCGCCTGCGCGTGCTGGGCGCAAAGATCGAAACGACTGCGGGCACTGCCGAAGCGATCACCGCTTCTGAGGCAACCGTCCCCGTGTTCAATCTGACCTACACCGAGAACACGACATACACCCGGCGCGAGAACGTGAGCGGCGGCAAGCTCAAGGGCCGACGCGGGCCGCTGGCCGCGCAGATGTCTTTCGACGTCGAAGCGATGGGCCTGGGCTCTTCTGGTGACCCTGCATGGGCGACGACGTTTCTGCCCCCGTGCGGATTCGTCGGCTCGACCGGCGTTTACACATACACCCGCGTCTATGCGAATCAGAAGACGCTCACTCTGAAATCGTTCATTGATGGTCAATACCGTCTGATCCATGGTGCGGCCGGCGCGGTGCGATTGACCTACAACGCGGGCGGCATCTCTTACTTCAACTTCACCTTCACCGGCATCGCGAACGCGGTAGCGGAAACGTCCAACATCGCGCCGACGCTCATCACGACTCAACCTCTGCTGGGCGCGACGATCTTCACGTATCACAACGGCAGCGGCGCGGTAACGCTCACCGGCCCATCCGGCGTGATCGATTGGGGTTGCGTGGTGCAGCCGATCGAAGATCCCAGCACGGACGGATTCCGGCAGTTCTGTGTCAGCGACTTCAACCCGATCATGACCTGCGAGCCTTACGGCGAAGCCATGAGCGTGATCGACTTCGACGGCGACTGGACCGCGAACGCGGAGCGTGCGGTGCAGCTCAAGATGGGCAGCGGCACGGGCGGCACCGCGATCGACATCAACGCGACGAAGGCGACGCATTCGAGCGCTCCAAGCTGGGGCGAACGCGGCCGGCTCGTGACGCGCGGCTTGAATCTCGACTTTAACGACGACCTCGCACCAACCATCTCTTTCCTCTGATCCAACCCATGAGCATTTCAGCAGACCCAAACGCAACCGTAGAGTTTGACGCACAGACCGTCACGGGGAAAACGATCCCGCTCAAAGCCCGATTCCTCACATGGCGTGAACGAAAGAAGTTGAACGCACTGCTCGAGGACAAAGTAATCGGGAAGTTCCCCGAGGATGAAGGCGTGAGCGAGGCGTGCGAAGAGGCGATTCGCATGGGCATCGTGAACCCGGACGAAGTCCTCGACCTGCTCACCCCGCGCGAACTCGCGACGCTCGCGGTCAACTATCGCGACGTTCTGGACCTCTCGGAGATCGACCGGGGAAAATCTTCGTCGCTGCTTCGATTTACACCGGCCAAGTCTGCGCAGGATGCGGCGGCGGTTGCAGCGACAAGCCCGACGAATCAAGCCCCCTGATCCTGCGCAACGACGACGGCCGGCCCCAGATCACAATCACCGATTGCCCCCACAAGTGGATTGGCCGAGACGTCGCGGACATGGTGGAACTCTTCCAATTCGCGAAACAACATGACTGGCCCGTGGCGGGCGGCGTGCTGGATCAGGCGGACAACTTCCGGCAGGCGCTGCGTTGCTGGAATCAATCTCTCGCAGACATCCGTAAGAACGACTCATGAGCGACAACGTAGAAAAGAAAATCACGATCGCGCTTTCCGCGAAGGATGACGCATCCCCGACACTCGACCGGGTGATCGGCCGAGGCAATGACCTCGAGCGGACCTTCAAAAAGGTTGGCAAGATCAGCGGTATCGGCGGCTTCAAAGTTGCATCTGACGTTGCGGAAGGATTGAGCGGGGAACTTGGAACGATAGGCCGCGTGGCAGGCATCACGGCAGGCGTCGCAGGTGCGGCTGTCGCTGTGAACAAAATCGCGATCGCGGCAGACGGTGCGATTGCCAAACTGCAATCCGGCGAGATCGCATTCGAAGAGTTCACGAATGAGTTTGTGAAGGGCATCCCGCTCCTGGGCACGATCCAAAAGGGCCTGCAGGACACGGCGGAGATTATCTCGGGCGTGAAGTACGCCATGCGAGAGGCGGAAGCGAAGGCAAAGGAAGTTGATCTCCGACAGGCAGTCATCGACAAAAACCGGGGCTATGTGTTCGACATCGTCCGGGCAGCCAATAAGGAAGCGGACCCGGCGAAGGCGGCACGGGAAGAGCTGGACGGCGAGCTCGATTACCTGAAACAGATTCTTGACGCGAAGTTCATCGACGAAGAGCGATACCAGTACGCGCGGCAATTCAAGATCAAAAAGGCAGAGGAAGAGATTACCCGCATTCAGACCGAGGCGAACGACAAACGCATGATGTCGTTTCGCAAGTCGCAGGAGATCATCGACGGTGCGGCAAGTGACTCAGCGGACCTCAGGGCGGGAATCGAAGAGCGACGCATCCGTGCGGCTGGGCATGACGTGACGGCGGACCTGGCTGACATCAAGCGAAAGGCCGAGCGGGAGATCGAGGACATCCGCCGCAAGATCAACGAAGCGGCAACCGATCCGAACATCTCGCAGACGGACGCGGTTCGCATCAGTCGCTCGCTTCAGGACAAGGCGGCGCAGATCACAGCCGATGCGGAAGACCGGGCGAAGTCGACCATCGATCAGCGGATCAAAGAAACGAACGACGCGATATTTGCGCGGCGTGCCGATCAGGAACGCACGGCTCGTGAGCAGGAAGACGCGCGGCGAATCCGTTCCTTCGAAACCCAGCAAGGCGCCCGCACCTCCAACTTCGACGGACGCGGGCAAACCGGCTTCTTCAATCAGTCCAAGTCAATCGAGGACTTCAACAAGAAGACCGCAGAGAACACCAAAATCACGGCGGACGAATTGAAGAAGCTCACCCAACTGATCGCGCAGAACGCGCTCGGCTCTCTCACGGGCGGCATCAGCCTTTAAACCATGGCAGCAATCGTCTCTCAAATGTGGTCTAAGAAAGCGGTTGGCGAAGATGCCAACGGCAACAAGGTCTACACCGACGCCTATCACATCGTCGATGCGGCGAACCGTGCAGAGGCTGCGACCGCTCCCGGCCTGCCTGCTCGCAACGCGGCGCTTTCAGAAGACCCGAGATACAAGCGGCGAGACATTCAATTCAGCAGTTTCAACGGGCCGACACAGTGGCTCGCGGTGCTCACCTATGCGATTCCCGGCTCTGGCAACTTCCCAGATCCGGGTGATGACCCGCTCTTGCGGCCGTTCCGGTGGACGGTCAATGCCTCATGGGTGGAACGTCCAAACGAGACAGACGTAAACCGTCGCCCGAAGAAAAACTCCGCTGGCGATTTCTTCCCGCCGACTCCAAAGCGATTCCGCCGTCGCGTTCTCGTGGGCACGCGCTATGAGCGCTTTTGGGATCTGGCGAAGTGTCAGAAGTTCGAAAACACCTGCAACGCAAACCAGATCAGTCTGGGCCCGCTGGTGATTCAACCCGGCGAAGCGCTCTGCCATAGCATCGAACCGGCCGGCGAGTTCGAAGGGGATGCGGACTACCTGTTGATGCAATATGAAATCGAGATCGCGACCGATGAACGAGCGCGTGACCCTGCGCAGCCGAACCAGCCCGCGAGCACGAGCGGCTTCCCGTTCGACACGCATCGGCTCGATATCGGCAATCGTGGTTGGTACACGGGCGTCGATGGCAATCCGCGACGCGGGCGGTTCTGTATCGCCAAAGGGACGACCGCTGCCAGTTCGGGAAACACCGTCGATCAGATCGTGGAAGACGTTCAATTGAACGGCGCGGGCAAACCCTTCCGAGCCACGGCGAGCACGGACGCGCAGATTTACGTTTGCGACTACGAAGGCAAACGCATCTACACGCCGATCGAGAACCCCAATCAGGCAGAGCGTTTGGTTGACGGCTTCTGGCCGACCGGAACGCAGCCGACCGCGTCGCCCTATTCCACAACCGAAAACAGGATGTGGCTTTTCATCGATTACGCGCGCATCGACTGGACCGACCTTTTCACGCTCGCATCCCCACCTAATCCGCTTCCCCTCTGATGAAGTCCTATCCGCTCTACGTCACAGCAGAACAGGCTTTGATCCTGCGAGAGATCGTGAAGGCGTGGGCGGACATCAAGCCCAACCTGCAAACGCTCATCGCACGGGCGGCACCATCGGCCAACGAAACGCCTCCCCCGCGACCGTCTCACATTGTCGGCGGCGACTCGGACGGCTCGGCATGGTTCGAGATTCAATCGTCGTCTTCCATCGGCACCAACCAATGGAACTACAAGGGACGAGAAATGAAGTCGGCGGACACATCGTCACTCACCGGCCTTGTGAAGACCGTCGATACAACCGAGTTCGACCTGCGCAACACCTTCGAATCCATCTCGCTCGGCGGCATGTCCGGCATTTCCAGCCTGCTCGCAATCGCAAACGGTTCCATCGTTCGTGCCTGGCCTGAATACCGAAACGATTCCCGCGTGTTCGTGTTCGACCGCGCCAACGACATCGTCTGCTGACCCCACCTCATGGCTGCTTCCCGAAAACGATGTTGCACCCCGTGCGTCGATAACACCGAGTGCGGCGGTTCCAACACGCTTTGCACCGGGAAGAGTTTCGTTCTCCCCCACCTCGATAGCGTCAGCGTCTCGGGCTCTCAGTCCGTGGACGA